GCCTGGAACAGCGGCGTCACGCCCCATCGCGCCAGGGCGTCCGTGCGGCCGATGTCGGGCAGTTCGGCGGGGATGGCACGGAACCTGCCCTTGACCTTCGCTGCGGCGCGCATCTCGTCGTACCAGTCGGCGCCCAACGTGGACGCTGCGCTGCCGTAGATCGACACGAGCCGGGGCAGGAGTTCGATCAGGCCGTCACGGGCGCCGGTCGCCGTGTTGAACTCTCGCCAGATCAGCGTCAGGTCGTTCTGTGCGAGCCCGGTCAGCTCGGCGAGGTCACGCCGATGCGCTGCCGTTAGCGTTGGCACTGGTCACCACCGGACGCCCAGCAGCGGCAGCGTCAGTGATCGCCCGCAACGCAGCCGAACCACCCATGCGTCGCCGGTCGGCCAGCGCCCGCCTGATCTGCTGCTCGTCGAGCCCCAGCAACTCGAGGCCGATCTCAGTCTCGGCAAGCCACGGGATCGCCGCGATCTGCTTCGATCCCGCGTCAGCCTGAGCCGCACGGGACAGGTACACGGGCGAGCGCCACTTCGTGTCGATCGACGCCCACTCAGCCGGGACCGTCGACTCGCCGTTCGCCATCGCCAGCGCGCGGGTCAGCGCCCGACGCAGAGGCGGACCCCAGTCGTCCGTCGCACCCTCGGCCTCGGCGATCAGGTCCTCACGGGACGCGATGTAGGAATCAGCCGACGTCGGGTTGCTCATGTCGGAGACGCCGAGCGACGACAGGGGGATCGACGTCTCACCGGAGAACAACTGCGCCTGCTGCTTGAGCTGGTCAATGTGCGGCTGCGGAGACGATGCAGCGATCTGCTTCACGTCCGCACGGGGGTTCGCCAATTCCTCGTCGTCCGGGATCGCCTTGATCCGCCCGAGCATGACCTGCCAGTTCGCCTTCTGTGAGCCGTCCGCGTTCTTGAAGATCGACTCGTCTGCGCCCAGGAGCCACATCTCGGGGAACGAGTAGACGTCGGCGTGGCCTTCCATGCGGATGACCGTTCGGAGTGCTTGGTCGTGCAGCGACATGACGGGCCGCGAGATGCGCGAGGACCCGAACGGGCGCCCGACCCGCGGCTTGTAGACGAGCGGCTCGGCAGGGACGCCCCACGGGTGCTCGGAGCGGTCGACGGACCAGCCGCTTGAGTCCTTCTCGGCTGTGATCGTCAGCCCGTCGAGGTACAGCGCGAGCGACGTCGGCTCGCCCTCGTCGCGGCCGGTGATCGACAGGAGGTTGCTGAGGTGGCGCGAGCGGGGGTTCCAGTCGCCGGTCGCGCTCATCGCGTCCTTGACGTGGATCAGCCCGGCAGGCTCGCCGGCCGACTCGTCGCCGAGGGTGTTCACCAAGAACGACGTGCCGTGGATCAGGGACGAGATCAGCCCGGACGAGACCTCGGTCCCGAGGCTGTTCGCATCCCACGTCTCGCGGTAGCCGATCGAGTCAAGGTTGCCATCGGGCCACACGAACGCATCGAGGTTGCAGCGGCGCGCGAGGATGTCGACAGCCTTCGCAGACCAGCCGAGGACGATGCCCAGGCGGTAATATATCGGCGGGATGATGCTCCCGATCTGGCGAAGCGCCCGCTTGCCGTCGTAGTACGACGCCCGCAGGAGGTTGCGCGGCTGCTTCTCGTCAAGCTCGTGCAGCAGGTGATTGAGGGTCCGGTCCTCGTCGTCGGAGAGACCCGGAAGGGCGAGTCGATCAATCACAGGATCACCGCCCGTCTGCTGTCGCTACCCGTGCGGCCCGCGCCGCTCTTGCCTGTCGTCACCGCGTGCAGCGCCAGGGTCACCGCCTCGAGCGGGATCACGTCCACATCGGGAGACAAGGGCTTCCAGCCCCATCCGCCCGCCGTGCCGATCGTCCGTCTGCCGGCGCCGCGAACCGCGTCGTCGAGTTGCTTCTGCGAGGAGTGCGTCAGGGACGCCGAGCGAATCGCCTCGGCGGCCATCGCGTGAGCGGCGATCACCTCGTCAACACTCGGCGTGCAGATGATCCGCGCCGGGATCTTCGCAACATGCAGCGCGTTCACAAGCGCACCCGCGCCCGCCTTGCCGTCGACCGTGATCCGCGAGCAACCGCGCCAGCGATCCGACAGCCATGTGACGAGCCAGCCCGTGCCGGCCGCCATGTCCTCGACCTTGATCAGCTCGACGTGCGGGACACCCACGGCAGGGCGCAGAGCCGCCGCCAGGGCCACGCGCGAGCCGTCCGCGGAGAACCGCACCGCGTAGGCGATCCGACCGTCCAGCGGGGCCGCTGTATGACCGAGCGCGTCCCACTTGGCCCAGTCGATCTCGGACGCAAGGATCGCGTCAGACGGCCAGATGCCGAGCCGCTCGAGCGCGAACTGATCGCGCGTCATCGAGTCGAACTCGGCCGCCACGATGTCGTGGTTGATCCGCGTGTACCAGGCCGGGTTACCGCTCAGCCGGGTGTACTCCTCGGCCGGGTCGTCGGTCGGGTCTGCTGACCACTCGAGATAGGCCAGGCGCGAGGACTTGCCCTCGAGGGCGGTCGTCCTGATCCGCGTGAACACCTCGGCGTCATCGGTCGGGGCGGGCGGCGTGCCGAGCAGCCAGACCTGCGGATTGATACGGGCCGACATCGTGGGCAGGATCGTCTGCCATGCCGCCGCGTTGAGAATCTGCGCCTCATCCAGCAGCAGGCAGTCGCTCGAGAATCCGCGGCCGGAGGCATTGGAGCGCGCCTTGAACTTGATCAAGGCGCCGTTCTTGAACGTGATCGACTCGCGGTTGATCGCCCGCATGATGCCGCCGGGCTTGATCCTCGACGACAGCGCCGACGAGGACTCGATCTGGTCCATGAACTTGGTGAACGTCTCGCGCGCGGTGTCCTGCTGGTGCGCCGAGATGACGATCAGCTTCTCGTTGAACAGGAGCGCGCCGGCAAGGGCGCGAGCGACGATGAGTTGCGACTTGCCGTTCTGGCGCGGGGCACTGACCGCAACCTGCGGAGCGGACCAACGCCCGTCAGACCGCTCGCCGAGCGCGGCCTCGAGGACCATCTCTTGCCACGGATCGAGCACCAGGCCGAACGACGCCGAGAGGTCGGCGACATCTTCCCAGGAGTTAGCGTGTGCCCGACTTGGGCCGACCCTGATCCTTGGCGGGGCCTGCTCCCCGAGCAGCACGGCGAGCTGCGATCTCGTCAATCGGGTCGCCCGCCTTCGCCTGCTCCGGAGTGAGCTCGTCGATCTGCGCCAGGACTTCGGCGAGTTGCCGAGCGAGGGTCGCCAGGTCACGTAGTGAATCGCAGGTGTCGATCGCGCCAGCCAAGGTGTCGCGGAGCGCGACTAGCGAGCGGACGCGATCGTTGCTGCGAGTCGCGTCAAAGACGGTCTCAAGCGGCCTCTCGTCCATAGCCATCTCTCCGTCTCGAGTTGCACGCCCGGTGCGCGAGGCGCAGATTCTCAGGCGAGTCGTCGCGGACGAGAACCCATGACCGGCACACGATGTGATCGAGCGTCGCGGCCATCCGGTCGTTCAGGTCGAGGTTTGGGTCGACCGGCTCGGCGCAGAGTTGGCAGGTCCACTCGTCACGCTCGTAAACACCGACTCGGACGGCCGGGGCGATCCACCGATATGAGTCGATGGGGCGATACCGCGCGAACGACGACTTGCCCGTGCGCTCCTTGTACCTCGCTGCGTACTCGCGGCACTCTTTCGCGGCAGCAGCCTTGCACTCGACGCAACGGCAGCCGCGCTTCTTGTACGACTTCGCGGTTCCGTGCACCAATCGCCTGCAAGGTCGGCATTTAGCCTCGCCGTCAGGCAGGGACTTACTGCCCCGCCACAGCAGCGCACCGCAGCCTGCGCATGGCAAATCGGGACGCCTTGGCATCGCGCCCCCTGCGGATCAAGCTCTGTGTGTGAGAAGGCTCTATGCCGCGAGAGTGCCCCGACCTCGACCGAAGGGGTACCTCCCCCTGGTCACCACTCGCGAGAGGTCACGACCTCGGTCGGTGGTGCGAGCACCCTGTTCGACTTGCGTCGGTTGCACTCGCTTGTCGGTGCGCGAGTTGTGTGTTCCCTCGCGCAATGGCAGACCCCCCAAGACTGACTGGGATGATCTCGTCGATCTCTGCTCTGCGCGGGTCGGGTACGCAGCCTGTGCAGTCGGGGGTGAAGCATCGCGGGCTGTGTTGCCCAGCCATCAGACTGAGCGTCTTGTCGACCGGCTCGTGACAGATCGCGCACACGTTCTCGGCGGCGAGGATGCGGCGTCTGAGTTGGCGTCTGCGGTAGCCGTTGGCGTTGCGCGGGTTGCCTGCCATCGCACCTACTTGCCCTTGCCGACCTTGTTCCCGCTGAGTCGCTTGTCAGCCTTGGTGCCCTTCGAGGGTTTCCCGCCCATGATGCCCATCTCCCTCGGTGCGTTTGGTCCTCGCCCGTGCATGTGCTTAGCCCGGGTCTCTAGTGGTGGGTCCGGTGTCTCGTGCGCCGGGCGAGGAGTGTTGGGTGTGCCGTGAGCGGGCCGGGCTGACTATCCCATGCGGCCTTACCCGCCGACCAGCCTGTACCCGTTGCGGGGTAGCGGCCTGCTCACGCGCTATGTCCCGGATTCTCGACGGAACTGCCGTCGAGCGTCGCCACTAGGTGCGACACCGTTGATGTTGCCCGAGTCGCTGACGCTGACCGCCAGATCGAGACGGGACGAATGCCCGACCAGTCCCGGAGGACGGTCGGGAACTAGGCCACAGGAGGAGGTCGCTACGTTGCCCGACGCCTATCGGGGCCATGCGACATGTCCCCCTGTGGGTTCCACGTCGCTAGTCCAGGAGGGGCTAGCACCTGGACTGAGCGCGACGGGAGTGTGTGATGGCCGGGGAGCGAGTGCTACCAGCGGCGGTTCATGTGCTTGCCTGCGACCACACGGTTGGCGTCGTGTGGGTCGCGAACCTTAGGGGCGAACAGTGCAGGGTCGCCGTGCTCGGCGACAACTTGGTCGCAGTAGTCGAGGATCTCTTGGTCGGGGCGGAACCACTCTCGGCCGGCGACGCGATAGGCGCCGAAGCGCTGGTGCATCAGTTTCTCGAGGTCGGGGGTTCCGGGGTGGACGGCGAGGATCTTGGACCCGGGCGGGTAGGCACGTAGGCGTCTGGTGATGTCTGCGGAGTACCCGATCTTGACCTTGCCGTCGGTGAGTACGTAGTAGATCCATCCGGGTGCCGCGCCGCGGCTGGCGTTGAGATGGGCCGTGCGGCGTGCTTGGTGTTCAGCTTCATTGCGTCGCTTGGCGTTGCGATCGGCGCGAGCGAGTGCTGCGTCTTGGCTGCTGTTCGCTGCGAGGAAGTCTTCGATGTAGAGGACGTGGAGTAGGCAGATGGGGAAGTCGCGGTAGCGGATGCTGTCGCAGCCGTCCCAGGTGCAGAGATGCTCGGGGACGAGTTCGTGGGCGATGTCCTGCCAAGTGTGGGCTGGTCGCGGTGTTGGAGGTGCCGGGATTCGAGGTGGACGTTCCTCGGTGGCGGGGTGTGGGGGTTCCCACCGCTTGTTGTGCCTGGGCATGGCTCTCCGATCGACAACCTTACACGGAACTTACACGGTTGTCATTCTGCGACACGCCCAACGAGGAGTTGGGTGATGTGGGCGTTGAGGTAGGTCTTCCGACCATCGGAGTCGGTTCCGGTGGGTGTGATGCGCCCACGGTGTTCCCAGACGTACACCTGGTCGGTGGAGAGGCCCCAGATGGTGGCGGCTTGGGTGGCTGTGACGGCCCTGTCGGGGTCGCGAAGCTTCTCGGCGGTGGCGTCAGTTTGGGTGTCGGTTTGGGCTTGAAGTTTGCCGAGCCAGGCTGATGCGTTCCATCGGGGGTGTTGCCCGTCAGGGGTGTTGCAGTGTCGGCAGATCGCGTCGGCGTGTTCGACGTCGTACTGCCAGCCGGGGGCGAGGTAGAGAGTGTGTCCGTCCGGGCAGTGGAGGTTGCCTGGCGCTTTGGTCCAGGGGTTTTCGCCGGTGCGGGATTCGTCGAGGATGCGGCGGATGAGGACGGGCCACGTGGTGAGGTCGTGGGTGGCTTCAGTGACGATGGTCCGGTGGCTGTGGTCGGCGTCGTGGGCGGCGCGGATGAGAGTGGGTAGGCGGGTGATGGCTTGGGTGGTGAGGGCGTCGGCTGGGCCTCGGTAAGTGGCTTTCTCCCAGAGGAGCAGGGTCAGGTTGGTTTCGTGTTCGCGGGCTGCAGCGTGGATGTCGAGGTAGAGCATCGCGGCTGGGGTGTTCCAGGGGATGGGTGCGGCTGAGTAGCGGGTGTGTGACCCGATCTTGGATTCGAGGATGGTGGTCTGTTGGGGGATGAGGTCGCGGAGGCGGGCGTAGAGGTGGTCACGGTTGATGAGCTCGCCAACTGCTGCGTCGAGGTCTGCGAGGGCGTCGTCGTGAATGGCGAGGTGCTTCCGAGCGCTCACGTCATCTCCCCCAAATTGCGATGGCGACTAGCAGGGCCAGGACGTAGGCGACTACGAGGGGTAGCAGGTGTGCGCCCAACCAGGCGGCGCCAGGTAGCGCCCGGGCAAGTTCGGTGAGGGCGCGGCCGTTGTTGTGCCGCGCACAGTGGATGTCGTGCCACCAGCCCTCTATGGGCAGGTAGGGGCCGTTCCGGTCGCACTCGTCGCATCCGGTCGTCGTCACGTCGTCTCCCTGGTCTCGCGTCCGTCGAGGCTGTGGTGTACGACGACCCAGCCCATCGACCCGTCCTCGCATTGCACGGGGTTAGTCCGTGGCCCGCAGGGGCAGTCGTCGCCATCGGTGTCATGGTCGATGAGGTCGCCGACCGGGGTGACGTGCAGAGCGTCGCTCACGGCGTCACCTGACTTGGCGCGGGGATGGCCGTGATCGTGACCGCACCCTCAGTGGTGACCAACACGGAGGCGTGTGGGATGAACGTGGCGACCCCCGGCACCCCGAAGACCCCGTTGAGCAGGTTGACCTCGGCGGTCGTGACCTGCACCGGGGCCGGGACCGGGCGCGTGGTACACCTGCCCGACGACGTCGTGAGCCACACCGGGTCCAGGAGGCTCGTCTCGAAGGTCACCTCGTCCTGCATCGGGTGAGCGGCGAGGAGGGCGCGAAGGTCAGACACGCGGACGACATTCACGCCGTACCCGCGGAACGGATCGGCACATAGCGCCTCGATCCCAGCGCGCAGGTCAGTGCTCATCGGTCTCTCCCTCGCTCGGTTCGGTTTCATCCCATGCGTCCCGCTGCCTGCCCCGCCAGTCACGCCACACCCGGAACTTCCACGTCCCGTGCGGGCAGGTCACCACTCCCGGACAGTCGTCGTCCTCCTCCGCCGGCCACTTGCACCCGCAATCGAACCGGCCCCGGAACCGAACATCCTCGATCGTGTCCGCCACCAGAACCGACACCACCGGCAGGACCACGACCAGGGCAGACACGGCCAGGACGTTCACCGCGCATCACCCCCAGCGAGCTTCTTGTGATCCACAGGCCGCGGTTCGTCGAACACGGCGTCGAGGATCTCCCGTACCCGCTCCGCAGACACGACCGGCTCACGAGTCGTCGGGGTCGAGGTCCCGTCAGCGGCAGCGATCTGCTCAGCCCGACATGACCGACAGTTCGCGGCGATCTCATGCTCGTGGCCGGGGATGGTGCAGCGGATGGCGCCGGCGCGAGGCACGGTCGACGCTGCGCGCATCTGTGCCGGTGCGGCCCAGTGGTCACCGGCGAGGACGATCACGGCGGGTGTGCGGTTCTTCGGGTCGTCCGCAACGCGCAGAGCGGCGATGGCGACGTCGACTGCGCTGCCACGGTCTCGAACCTTGCCGAGTGCGGCCATGATCCCGGTCGCGTCCCAGTCCGGGCGTATGAGCGTGACGAGCGCAGCGAGGGCACGTGCTGTGGCCTGATCGAGCTGGGATGTCATCATCGTCGGCCGCCCTCGCGATACGTAGGTGACGATGATGGACTTGGTGAGTTAGAAGTACTTACTGGGATGGGTTGGGATGGGGGCCCCGTTACAAACGGGTTACAACGGGGTTGCGAACGGACTTGTAACCGGGTTACAACGGGGTTACACATCGGTTTCACCCTTCTGGTTCTTCTCTCGCCACTTCCGCAACTTCTCAGCGTTGGCCTCCCGGGCAGCGTGGAGAGCGATCCGTGAGGGCTGGCGCTGGTCCCACTCGTGGAATCGGTAGCCGTCTTCTGTCTCGACCCACAGGTTGGCGAAGACGAGACGATCAGCCTCCCGTTTGGTACCGAGCTGACGCGCGACCTGGGCGGGGACGAGGCCGTCGGAGAGCATCTGCATTGACCACGCTCCGGCGCGGACCCACAAGCCCATCGCCGCGTTGCCAGCGGCGAGAGTCTTGGCGTGGAAAGCGAGCGTGTCGTCGACTTTAAACCAAGGCATCAGTCATCAACCTCCGAGAATACGAATGTGAGCACCGCATACCCCTTGGGTGAATGGCCCTCGGCTAGGTCTCTGGTGACGGGTCTGAGCACTTTCGCGCGGTCGTCAGTAATGATCTTCGCGTCCACGGCCCCGTCGATTGCGCCTTTGCAGCAGTAGTTGTCTAGGTCGCGGTTTCTGGCGTCCGGGAATGTAAACAGGATGGTCAGTTTGGCGCGGCCGAAAATGGGTGGTAGTCCTTGTGCGGCGATTCGTGCGCGTGCCCGCATCTCGGCGCGTTTCCTGGCGCGGTCGGCCCAGTGGACGTGTCGGTCGTTGGAGTTGTGTAGCCGGAACATGGGCATGGTGATGGTGAACGTCCGGGCGGTCATGCGACACCCCCGATATACCGGACCTCGACAGGGCGCCCTTCGTTGATCGCCCGGTCGATGCCCTGCTGCATACCGGGCGTGACTCCGAGGTCGGCGTAGATAGCAGTCGCCTCGGCAACCTGGCCCCACGCCAGCCCGGCTTCGATGCCTAGCGCCCGCTCGGCTGGGTCGTGGTCGCGGAGCACTCCGGGTTGGGTGTAGAGCAGATGTGAGGCGATAGGCGCCTCGCCTTGGTGCAGGCTGTCGGCCATGGCACGGCGGGCGTAGATCACGTTGGTGTCGATGTCGCCCGCGTAGGGCGATTCGAGGATGACGAGTCTCATGCGGCACCACCGGTGAGGTCGAGGAAACCCTGCCGTAGCCGATCTGCGGCCTTCTCGCACTGGCTCTCGCGCTTCTCGATGAGCACGGCGCGGCGTCCGATCGCGCGGGCAGCAGCGGCGGTCGAGCCGGACCCAGCGAAGATGTCCAGGACGGTCCCGCCGGGCGGGCAGGCGTAGGCGATCAACGGCTCGAGCAGACCGACCGGCTTCTCGGTCTCGTTGATCGCGTAGTTCTGCATCGACTTTGCGAACATGACGGAAGTCATCAACTGCGGGCCGCCGTCGATCGCCGTGTAGGTCGTGTCTGCGATCTCGCCCATGTGCGGCGGGCGCTGCTTGCGTCGCATCTGCCGCTTGCGCGCGGTCGGTGTCGTCGGTGTGTCGTGGTGGATCTCAGACCACGGCCCGCGATACCAGTGGAGCGCGTTCTCGTGCACGCGGCGGAAGCGGTCAGTCATGAACCCCGAGCCGTTGTGCTTCTCCCAGATCACGTCTTGCGAGAGCCACCAGCCTGCGAACTCGTCGCGGTGGTCGAGGAACATGCGCATCGACCCGAAGCACCACATCGACCGCGTGAACTCGGCAGCGATCGACGGCCAGCCCTTCGGCCACACATCCCAGTCGAGCGACGTCTCGCCGTAGGGTGGGTCGGTCAGGATCAGGTCAGCTTTGACGTTGAGCGTCGGGAGTACGTCACGGAAGTCCCCCAGCCAGAGCGTCACGGACTCGTCGGCGTAGTAGGGCGCGGTCATGCGGCTGCGCTCCCCGCCGGCAGTTCGTCGTCCGCGACGTTGCACGCGGCGCAAATGTCGTCCCAGCGCCACTGGTCGCAGCCGGGGCAGCGGGTGATTCGCGCGTCGAGGCGGACCCGCCAGTCGCGGATGGAGTGGTCGGTGCCGTATGCGCGCGCCGTGGTCGTCACGTCGCACCCCTGACCTGGCCAACGCTCCGGTGTTGGCGGGCGGCAGCCCTGGCGTCCCTGCACAGCTCACAGATGTCCTCGCCGCGCCGCGTGTGTGTCCGGTAGCCGGACGGGGTGCCGTGTTTGATAGGCCGCACCCTGTGGGTCGCCAGAGCGCGCATCGTTTGGCGTTCCCGGTGCGAGGTGCCACCCCAGACGCCCTCGAGCTCGGGGTCAGCGAGCGCGATGGTGAGGCAGGCGGCTTCGATGTCGCAGCGGTGGCATATCTTCTTGGCGGCCGTGTTTGACTCGCCCTTCTCGGGGAACCAGAGGGTCGGGTCGACCTGGGCGCACAGGGCGCCGGCGAGGGTGAGGGCGCTCATGCGGCACCGTCCGGAGATGCGCCGCGCTTGGCCCGGGCGCGGTACTCGCGGCGCAGCAGGGAGACCCGCTCCCGGTCGTCGAGGCCGCCCCAGATGCCGTACCCCTGCCGGGTGTCGAGCGCCCACGTGAGACATTCGGCGGTGACGGTGCAGCGCCGGCAGACGGCCTTGGCGTTGGCGGTCTGTGCGACGGCCGGCCCGGTGTACCCGATCGGGAAGAAGAGCTCCGGGTCCTCATCCAGGCAGGCTGCCTTGTTGCGCCAGTCGGCGTGGTAGCTGCCGCTCTCACGGACGGTGACGTGGGTGGACGTGTGGAGGCTGACGGGAGTCACGAGGCGGCCTCGACTGGGTCGGCGTCGTATCCGCCACGGTCGCCGGGGTCTCGCCCGGTGCGGGCTTTCACGGCTGCCCGGCGGAGTTCGTAGACGATCGAGGAGTAGAGGTCGGCGACGTCGTCTAGCCCGGCGGTTACGGCCCGGTTGACGTCCTCGCGGTACTTGGCGGCGATGTAGTCGATGGCGTCCCCGGCGGCGTCTCGGACGGCTTGCGCGTCGGCTACGGGGTCGGCGGGTACGGGGCGGTCGAACAGGGTCGGCTCGGTCGGAGCGCTCACAGGAGCACGCTTTCGGCGGGTGGCTCAGTGGTGAGCAGACCAGCGGACGCGAGAGCAGCAGCGAGGTGATCGGTGTGCTCCTCGGCATCGGTGAACACGACCCCGCATAGGCATGCGTAGTTCACCCATCCGGCATCGGCAGTGAAGTAGTCGCCCACCATCGGGTGCGCGGCCAGCAGTCTCGCGGCGAGGGCGGTCGGGGTGGTCATGGCAGCACGTCCACGTCTTCGAGGTCGAGGCAGAAGGTGATCGGCCCGTATACGTCCATGAACGCGGCGAGGAAGTCGTGCCCGTTGAGCATTGACACGGGGATGTCTATGACGCGGCCGACGCGCTTCGAGACGCCCAGGGAGCGCGCGAGCCGTGCATCCATGCGGACCCGTGTCCCCGGCGTCAGGGCGGTCATGAGCGCACCCGTTCGAGGTGCCAACCAACCGCCACGGCGACCACGCCACGCCCGCCGAACCCGGGCGACGGCCAGACGATCAGGGACACGGCGAGGACGGCCAGGATGAGGACGGCGACACGAAGGGCGCGGATCATGCGAGCACCTTGGGGATGTAGTGCGCGCAGTTCCGTGCAGGGTTGGCCGGCCAGCGGTACTCGCGGAGGACGGCGACGTCGGTCTCGTCACGCAGCGTGATGCCCCACTCGGTGTAGATGACGGGCTCTCCGAAGTCTCCGTCCGGGTCGGTGAGGGACGAGAACGGCCGGGTCATCTCGGAGTGCCGGAGCACGTCTGCGATGACGCACGGGACCGCCTGCCATCCGGTGAGGTCGTACATCCCCTGCCCGCTCACTTCGCACCCCTGTCTTCCCCGGCCCAGATGCCGGCAGCGAGCAGGACCAGGCCGCCCGTGAGCAGGAGTGCGGCAACAGGGCCAGCCTCAGCCCACGCCGCAACGGTGAGCGCGACGACGACGGCGGTGCAGGTTGCGGCCGTGGCGATCTGGCCGGCGGTCATCCCGTCACGTCCGTGTCGATGTACCCGTCAGCGACGCGATCCATGTAGGACTTCGCGCCGACGTTGTACTTGTCGTAGTACCCGGAGCGGTTCCGCTCGTGGGCGCGCTTGCGTCCCTCCGCGCTGCGAACCGGCCAGCGCGCGACACGGTGACCCGTGGCCACCCGATGTGCCTGCGCCGACGTCGCATCCAGGACGGGGTTGCAGCCCCTGACAAGGCAGCGCCAACGCTCATAGACGACGCTCATGGTCGTCCCCTCTCGATTCGTGCGCCGACTATGAGGACGCCGATGGTGACAGCCACGACGACGACGCCCCGCCCACCGAACCCGGGCGACGGCCAGACGACGATGGACACGGCGAGGGCGGCCAGGATGGCGATGGCCACCGTGAGGGCGCGGATCATGAGGCACCGCCCGGGTACGCCTCACGCATGGCGTCACGGCGGCGGGGCAGTAGGAAGGTGCGGGTATGTTCCAGCCCGACCACCTCGACTGCGCCGCCAGCGACGGCCAGGCGCCGCCGGCTCAGGGTCAGGTCGTAATGCTCGTCCCACCGGCCAGGGTGCTGAATCCACGACCGTCTCAGCCCGATGCGGTCGGCCATCGCGTCGAGTTCATCCCTGGTGTCGGCGGTCATGTGGCACCACACGCCTCGGACGACACGATTGCCGTTCGGCACGTCGGCGCGGATGTTGGCGCTGTCCACGTAGACGCTCATCTCGCACCCCTGTCTTCCCCGGCCCAGATGCCGGCAGCGAGGAGGACCAGGCCGCCCGTGAGCAGGAGTGCGGCAACAGGGCCAGCCTCAGCCCACGCCGCAACGGTGAGCGCGACGACGACGGCGGTGCAGGTTGCGGCCGTGGCGATCTGGCCGGCGGTCATCCCGTCACGTCCGTGTCGATGTACCCGCCATCGACGCGCTGCTCGTAAGACTTCGCGCCGACGTTGTACTTGTCGTAGTACCCGGAGCGGTTCCGATCCCGGGCGCGCCTGCGTCCCTCTGCGCTGCGAACCGGCCAGCGTGCGACACGGTGACCCGTGGCCGTCTGATGCGCCTCAGCCGATGCAGCGTCCAGCACGGGGTTGCAGCCCGACACCAGGCAGCGCCAGCGTTCGATTGCGGCGGTCACGAGGTCACCGGCTGACCCATGAGATCCCAGTCAGCGTCGGACGGGGCGTCGGTGTCGGATTCGAGGGCATCGATCACGCGGGACGCCTCAGCCTTCGTCAGGTCGTTGCGGGACTCCACCTCGCGCCCGATGGCCTGCGCGACGTAGGCGAGGGCGTGACCGCGTTCCGTGATCCCTGCGTCGCGCATCCCCGCCGCCATCTTCTTGAGCTGCGCGGGCGTGATGCCATCCGGCTCGACCTCGGCGGGCGCGACGACCTCGGACGGGGCCGCCACGTCGACTGCGGGTTCGTCGAACGCGGGCTCGACCGGCTCAGGCTTTGGCGCACGGGCCACGCGCTTCGTCTCGGCAGGCTCCCGGCTCACGGTCACCGTGGCAACCTCTGCGAGCTCGATCTCCTCGATCGAGTAGGGCACGCCGGCCAGGACATCGGGGGCGATGCGGCGGGCGACGTCACCCGAGGCCCGGGCGTAGAGCATCGCGATGGGATCGGTTCGGTACTTGGCGTTGGACGTGTACCCGGCCTTGGTTGCGCGGGCGATGGTCCAGGTGACGCGCTCGACGTGTTCGCTGCCACGCCTGCGACCGGCGACAGTGACCTTCTGCTCGGTCTCCTCCTCGGTCCAGATCTCGTGACCGTGGGACAGGACGAGTGCAGCCATCGTGCGGGCGTAGAGGCCGGGCGTGCCGCTGATGACGTGGATGGATCGCAGCGCCGAGAGAGGCGAGAGGCCCAACTCGTCGCCGAGGATGATCGCCGCGGTGGCGTCGCCGGGCTTCCCCTGGAAGTGCTTCGGGACGAACGTCGTGGACGCGAGCGAGGTCGCGAGGGAGTGGGCGGCGACGGCTGCCTCAGCCCAGGCGACGAGCCTGCCCCCGGTCGGATCGTCGCGGTACTCCACGACATCGGCGGTCGGTCGGTATTGCGTCAGCTCGCTCATGCTGCTGTCTCGCTCTCTGGCTCGGTCATCGGGTCACCGATGAGGCCCTTGATCCAGTCGGTCTTTGATGCCACCCACGCGACGTGCGTGAAGACCTTGAAGGCGGCGTCGACGTCGCCCAGGTCGTAGAGCTGTGATCCGTCAGCGGTGATGTGCACGACCCCGATACGGTCGATGTGCGGCATCGGGGTCTCGTCGTCCGGTGTCGGTGCGTAGAAGTCGGCGCGGGCGTAGGCGGCGGTCTGTAGGGCGGTCTCGCCATAGACGCCGTTCGAGGTCTTCCAGTCGAGCAACCACACCTCGCCGCCCATGCGGACAATCGCGTCGGGTCTGCCGGCGTACCAGTGGGCGCGGTTCGCGCAGGAGACTTCGGTGACGATCGGCTCTAGCCCGAAGGTGTCGACGAACCGGGCGTAGCCCTCGACGTGCCCGACGAGGTGCTCAGGGACGTCGACCTGCTCGCCGTGGATGATCCGCTCGGCGAGGGCGTGGACGTCGGTGCCGCGCACGGCGGCTTCGGCGCGCTTCTGCCAGGGGATCTCCTTGAGGGCGGCGACCATCGGCCCGCGACCGGTGGCCCGGAACGCCTCGACACCGTCAGGGTTGTCGGCGACCCACTCGGCGACTGTCTTCGCGGCCCAGTAGGGGATGGCGGGCTTGGGGAGTCCTTTGCCGATGAGCATCGTGACGCCGGGGACGGGGCGACCGTCCAGGAAATACCGGTGCGCCTTCTCGCTGAACTTGAGGCTCATGAGGCCGGCCAAAGACGCTTGACGACGTCGTCGCGAGAGGTGATGTTGTAGTCGAG